CACCCGGCCCGGCCGGGGCAGCCCCGCCCCCCCGCCGGCCGGCCGGCCCGCCGTCTCTCCAGCGTCCGCCGGGGTCTGCGCGCCGCTCTCCCGGGCCGCAGGGGTAACCGCCTGGGCCGTGGCTGTACCGCCATCCTCCGCTGCAGGAAGGACCTCCGTCTGGACCGTGGACTCCGCCTCACCCGCAAGCGCCGGCTCCGCCGGTACCGGGAGCTGCTCCCCTCCGGCGGTCTGCTGCCCGGGCTGAAGCAATACGGCCCCTTCTTCCGCCGCAGCCCGCGCCTGGCGCCCCAGGGGCGCTACCCCGGCGGGGTATGGATCGGCCACCTGAACTTCGACGGCACCGACCTGGACATCTTCTCCGTGCGCGAGACTGTGCTGGACAAGGACGGCACCATCCGCCTGTTCCCCGCGACCTCCGCGATGGTCACCGCTCCCGACTGCGGCCACATGATGTATGGCCGCGTCGACCAGATCGAGGACGACAACGAGTACCACAGCTTCGCCATGCAGCGCGTGCCCAAGTTTGTCGTCGACAAGGACAAGGATACCCGCAAGCTGCGTCTGGCCGCCCGCCCCCTGGCTGCACCCCGGAGCAAGGCCCCCTGGATGTACGCAGCCAACGTGGTCGGCACCTGATAGGGCTGGGAAAGGAGCAACACCATGAAGCATGTAAAAATCACCAACGGCCTGTACGGCTACCGGCCCGAGGGGGCGAAGCACCCCCGGTCGGTACCCGCGGGCGGTCTCTGCGTCGTGACTGACACCGAGGCCGCCCGCCTGGCCTCCCTCGGTGTGGGTGTCGTACTCGAGGACATCCCCGAGGAAGATACCGCAGGGGCCGTTGCAACGCCCGCAGAGGGCGAGGACGGCGCGGGGACAGGCGTGGACACTCCCGATGGGGACGGGCCTGCGGAGGGCGAGGGCGCTGCCCGTCTTGACCCCGAGCAGCTTAAAGAGCTCACCAACGCCAAGCTCCGGGAGCTGGCCGAAGGCCTGGGTATCGACACGGCCAAGCTCAAGACGAAGGCACAGCTAATCGCGGCCATCACTGACATCCCCCTGGAGGATGCCATCTCCGGTGGGGAGGGCGACGAGGAGGCTCCGCCCAGCCTGGGGGCGGAGGGGCCGGTGGAATGAGCGGCTTCAAGGACATGGTAGCCAAAGACGTCCACAGCGTCTTTCTCAACCTGGATGAGTTCGCCGAAAAACGCACCATTCGCTATGACGGAGAGGAGTACCAGGACATCCCCGTCGTCTTGTCCGGCCTGAAGGAGCGGGAGCGACGCCAGCTCCAGTCCGACCACCTCCAGGGGCTCTACCTGGTATCCTCCGTCCTGCACTGTGCGCTATCTGACCTGGGCGGCAACCAGCCAGAGAAAGGACAGCGCATCAAAATCAACGACCAGGAGGGCGGAGGCGGTTTCTTCCGGGAGTTCTATGTCGCCTCCTCGGTCTGTGAGCTGGGTATGCTCCGGGTGGAACTGGAGGCGATCGACGAATGAGCTACGCCATTACCATTGACGAGATCGACGGCAGCCTTGAGCGGGTATCAAAGCTCCTGGCCGGAGTTCCCGACGGCGTTTACCGCGCCGTCGGCAGCGCCCTGAAGCGGGCAGCGCGGCACGGCCTCACCGTCGGTATGAAGATCGTTTCCGAGGAATACGCCATTTCCCAAGGAGAGCTGAAAGCCCGGACGAGGAACATCAACACCGTCATCAAGGATGCCGCCGGCGCCTACTCCATCACCTTCGGCTACCGTGGAAACGTAATCCCGCTGATTAAGTTCGACACCAAGTTCGGCTCGGATGGGCGGGTGCATACCCGCGTGCTGCGCTCCAATGCCCAGGAGGCGCTGGACAATGCCTTTGTCACCCAGGTAGGCGGGCACACCGGCGTATTCGAGCGAGAGGGCCCTGAGCGCTTTCCAATCCGGGAGCTGTTCGGGCCCTCTGCCGTCCAGGCCTTCTACGCCCACGAGGAGACGACCGACAAGATGGACGAGGAGATCCTAAAAACCTACGAGAGCCGCATTGAGCACGAAATCATGCGGGTGCTCAACGGGTGGGGAGGGTAGCCGATGGATAGGGTTATGCTCCTGGAGGAGCTGAAGGCCGTCACCGAGGAAGCGATTAAAGACCTGATTATGCCGGTTCGGGTGCAGAGCGCCGAGGAGAGGCAGCAATACCGGGCGGCGGAGGTCTACCTGATGCGGCTCCCGGATGGCACATCCGCGAAAAAGAAGGCCCCCTACATCATCCACCAGGCGATCACCAGCAGAGACGTCCAGCCGGCCGGCGAGCGAGAGCGCGGCGTGGCCGTGGTGCGTTCTATTTTCGCTGTTTACAGCGGCGACGAGCAGGAGGGCGGCCTTATGCTGCTCAATCTCATGGAGCGGCTTCGCATCCGCCTTTTAAGACAGGTCGTCATCGGGCGGCGCTACCAGCTTGACCTGGAGGCTGGCTTGGAGACCTTCATCTACCCCGATGACACCGCCCCCTATTTTGCCGGAGAGATGACGACCACCTGGCGTGTCCCCGGCGTGGAAAGAGAGGTAGCAGAATGGCAGTAGTAAAGAAAGAAACGGCCGAGAGCGCCGCCGAGAGCGCCGGTGAGCACGCGGAGGAGCCCAAGGCCCCCAAGAAAACCAAGAAACCCGACGGCAAGGCCGCCGGGTTTTGCGTCTACCTCGGCCCCAGCATCCGGGGAGTAATCCAGTCCGGCGCGGTCTATCGGGGCGGCAAAGCTGATGTGCTCAGTGAGTTGGCTCCGGCCCTGGAACGATACCCGCTGATCGCCTCGCTGATTGTCACCGGCGACACGCTCCCCGAGGATCGCATCAAAGTCAAGACCGCCGGAAACCTGCTGAATGTGAACTACAAGAAGCTGGCCTCCGGCAGAAAGTAAGGAGGAAGCACTATGGCAAATCATGGCGTAAACGTCTCCCAGCAGGCGACCAGCGTCAGCACCCCCGTCGTGGCCGACCCGCCCTCCCCCTTGCGCCCCGGGCCGCCCCCCGCGCGGGGCGCGGCGCCCCCCGCCGCTGTCGGCATCCCTGCTCTCTGCACCAGCTGGGCCGAGGCTGTGGAGAAGCTGGGCTACTCGGACGACTGGGCCAGCTATCCGCTCTGTGAGTTTGCGTATTCCCACTTCAAGCTGTTCGGCTGCCAGCCGGTCATCTTCTGCAACGTCCTTGATGCCGCGGACATGAAGGAGGCAGTGGCCGCATCCGATGTGGCCCTGGCCGACCATAAGGCCAAGCTGCCCATCGAGGCCATCGACGACAGCAATCTGGTCGTCAAGGCCGCGGGCGGCGCCGGCGATGCCTACGTCAAGGACACCGATTACAGCACCTACTACGACGGGGAGTTTCTTGTCATTGAGGCGCTGGCCGACGGCAAGGCCTATTCCGCTTCGCAGATCAACGTGGCCTACAACAAGGTCAAGCCCGCGTCTGTGGACGATACCGCTGTTGCTGCGGGGATGGAAAGCATTGAGCTGTGCATGACCACGCTGGGCATCGTGCCCGACCTGATCTGCGCCCCCGGGCACTCCCAGTCCTCGGTCGTGGCCGCCGTCATGGCGACCAAGGCCGGCGGCATCAACGGGATGTTCCAGGCCAAGGCGCTGATCGACATCGACTCCAGCTCCTCCGGCGCCACCAGCTATACCGCGGCCATCACCGAGAAGAGCGGGAAGAACTTCGTCGATGTGGACGAGATTCCCTGCTGGCCCATGCTCAAGCTCGGGGACTACAAGTTCCACATGAGCACGCAGCTGGCGGGCCTGATGGCCCAGGTGGACACCGACAACGGCGGCTGCCCCTATGAGTCCCCCAGCAACAAGAGCTTCCAGTGCGATGCGATGGTCCTGGAGGATGGCACCGAAGTCAATCTGACTTTGGCACAGGCGAACATCCTCAACGACAACGGCATCCTGACCGCGCTGAACTTCATGGGCGGCTGGTGCGCCTGGGGCAACTATACCGCCTGCTATCCCAGCAACACCGACGTCAAGGACTATTTCATCCCGGTTTCCCGGATGTTCGGCTGGGTCGGCAATACCCTGATCCGCACCTTCTGGTCCAAGCTGGATAAGCCCATGAATCGCCGCCTGCTGGACACCATCATGGACACCGCCAACATCTGGCTCAATGGGCTGGTCGGCTCCGGCTACCTCCTGGGTGCCCGGGCGGAGATGCTGGAAAGCGAAAACCCGCTGACCGACCTTATGGCTGGCATCGTCAAGATCCACATCTACATGACCCCGCCCTCTCCCGCGCAGGAGATCGACTTCATCCTGGAGTACGACACCAGCTACGTCACCAGCGCGCTCCAGGCCTAAAAGGAGGACTGAACTATGCCTAACTTCGATGAATCCGTAATCAACTTTGCGGTCTATGAGGACAGCGTTGAGTACGTCGGCATGGCCTCCGTTACCCTTCCGAATCTGGCCGCCATCGTTCAGACCCTTTCTGGCGCCGGCATCGCGGGGAACGTGGAGGTGCCCATCCTCGGCCACTACGACGCCATGACCCTCGGCCTCAACTTCCGCACCACCACCGAGCAGAGCGTGCGCCTGTCCGCGCCGCGCCGCCACAACATCGACCTTCGCGCCGCGCAGCAGATCGAGGACACCGTGGCCGGCGAGGTGAAGGTCCAGAACATCAAGCACATCCTGGTGGTTATCCCCAAGACGGACACCGGCGGCAGCATTGCCCCGGCCGCCCCCACCAACGGCTCCGGCGAGTATGCCGTCCGCTACTGGGCTACCTACATCGACGGTGTGAGGACGCGGGAGGTTGACCCGCTGAACTTCATCTGCTATGTCGACGGCACCGACTATCTGGCCGACGTCCGCAAGGCCCTCGGAAAGTAACAGCCATACGCCCGGGGCGCTTGCCCCGGGCCCTGATTTTGAAAGGGGGTTCCTATGAGCATCGACATCAAAGATATGCCCCCGA